TCTTGTAGAGATTTGACATGGTGGCTTAGCCTCCTGCTGGCGCAGAAAATTGTTGAGTTTGTTAACGTCGAAAGTCCATACCTTACCGATACGCGCAGCACTAGGCAACTGGCCGCGCGCAGCCATAGATTGAACCTGTCTTATCGACACGCCCAACAAACTGGCGGCTTCTCTTACTTGTATGCGATTAGTCATGGGTTACGTTGCGTTGAGTTGCAAAGAGATGCGGCGCGTGGCGTCGCGTAGCGTTGCGGCGAGGCGAGTTGCGGAGGTAAAGGGATAAAAGAAACGTCGAGTTGCTTTGAGACGCGCCGAGAAGCGGGGCGGGGCGTGAAGCCGAGGTGCGCTGATTAACTGAAAATTCATTTAAACATTTCCTAAAAGATTAGGCGTTGAGTTGCGAGGCGTTGCGTGGCGTTGCGTTGCGATGCGCGGCGGGGTTAACTGGTATTATTCATTTGAATATTTCCTAAAAGACTTTGCGTTGCGTTGCGTCGAGGCGAGTAGCGCTGCGGGGCGGGGCGTGGTTAAACCTTATCAGCGATAAACGCTTGAAGCGTTTCCTTCACTGGCAACTCTGATGAACGGCCAGAAGCAGCCGTTGCAATTTGCTGCAACTTACCCTTGTTTGCCATATACGCGACTGCGCCAAAAAAGCTTGACTTGATGACATGGCTAATCTGTGCGTGATTACTCATGCCAGTAAAGTTCTCTACGCAGGATAGTTTCTTGACTGAACGCTTGGCGTGACGGCGCGCTTTGCGAATGTCCTTGTCGCATGTCGCAATCTCTTCGTCTGCCATACGTTTGATGCCAATGCCGCGAACGCTATCAAATGCTCGGCGGTCTTCATTCAAAATGATACGCTTGGCGCTTTGTAGGACGCCTGACGTTGACGTTATTTTCATTCCAGTAAGGCGAGACAGTTCGCCGTATGTAATATCTTCGCCAACCTTGGCGTCTAAAAGGCGCTTGATGATAGCCTGAGTTTCAAATTTTCTGTCTTTGACGATTTGCATTTTTTTCTCCTGTAATGAACTTAGCGTTGCGTTGCGTTGAAGCGCGTTGCGGTGCGTCGAGGCGAGAGGCGGCGCGATGGAATACTCCATCACAAAAAGCACAATATGCCCTTGGTGATGGAGGGGGAGGTTAGGGCCTCCCCCCGTCGAGTTGCGTTGCGTTGAGCTGCGGTGAGCAGCGTGGCGACGAGTTGCGCCGTTAACCTAAATCTTGATACTCAAACTTTGTTGGACGGAAGCGTCCGTTCATTCCTCCGTTTTCTGGACGGAAGCGACCGACGCCTGTAAAACGTCCTGCCTCCAAGACAAACCGTTCAAAAACATCTTTAGTGATTACGTCATCAAGGATTGCGAATTGAACATCTGCTTTCCAATTTGCAACAACTGGAAATGTGCGCTTGACGCGCTTGCCAGAGCCACGAACGCCGTCAGAGTTGGCGTTGATAGTGACTGACGGAACGGTGTCTTTGTGCCAGCCTTCAAGGCGCACGTCTTCAAGGCATTGAACGCCGCCAACAAAGTGTTTTGTGTATGTGGCTTTGCCTTTACCGGGGATTTGTTCACCAAGGCGCTTTGCAACTGTATCAAGGCATTGCTTGAACGCCATTGCCGGGATGGTGATTGTCCCGTCTTCTGCGGCTGTGCATTTCTCACGCCACGTTCTTTCCTCATAATCTCCCGCAGCCTCCTTTGCCAACTTTGGCGTGTCGTGCATACGCGACTGCGAATAAGGTGAAATGCTTTCAATGGTAACGATTGCTATCTTAGGCATTGCCATGTCTCCTGTCTGGCGTAGTGGAAAGAAAGGCTCGTAAGCCTTTCCTAATCTCCTGCGTGATACTTCCGCGACGTTTTTAAAAAGGAATGTCGTCCGAAAGTTCTTCCGCCAAAGGGACGCTGCGCTTTGTCGGCGCTAGTCCTGGCTGCTGCTCCACGGCTTTGAGAGTGCCAGTGAAGAAACGGCGACCGTTCTTTTCCTTGGCCCATATGTTCATGTAAAACTCATAGCCATTCTCATCGGTAAGCTTCCCGGTGAGGTCAGGGTGAGTGTCCTTTTCCTTGCGGTCATTCTTGGAAAAGATGAACGAGCCTTTGTTGTCGTAGTCTGCCATCAATCAACCTTTCATATATTTCTTGCGAAGCAACGCTTCTGTTTCGTCAAGCTCGGCAAGAAACTTCAATGTCTCTTGTTCAAGCTCTGCAATCATGTCGTTGTTCCGCTCGACACGGATAACGAGCAATCGCATTTCTTCCGGCAAACGTGGGTCGTATGCCGCAAAGTCACACCAATGGCGGTCACAACATGCTAACTGCCATTGAATTTGTTTCATGTAGTTGGCGGGAATTTTTTCTGTTTCCAGATATTCCAGCATTGTCGATGTGTTGGGACACTTAATTTCAAGCATCCCGTCATCGCCAATAAGACCGTCAGGGCTTGCTCCTGCGTTCTCAATTAGAGGATGAACGACAAAGCCTGTCTCAACGACTTCGTTGTTTGTGTAAAAACTATATGCTTCGCGCGCGTAAGGCTCTTGGTCATTACCCCATTGCATAGAAGGGCTTTTATAAGTGTCTTGTTGAGCGCCTGTTAAACGCTCAATAAGCTTCTCTGCCTTGTAGTTTGCGCGCGACGCGCCATAACCTGCCTTCGTCTTCGCAGTCATGTCTCCCATGCGCGAAGCGGTCACTTTGCCAAGCCTCTGCTTGAACCAAAGCTCTGTGCCTTGAACGATGTCAGCCATCGACTGCATCCTTCTTTATCTTGGCGAGCTTTGTGTTAAGCGCGGTAAGGGCCTGCTTGTAACCTTTGCTATCAAGCTCCGTCAGCGCAGTAACCATCAGATATTTAAGGAATGAGCCTTCCTTAGTTTCCGTCTTGGTCATCAAGTCTTGCAACTCAATGATTTGCTCTGCGGTAATTGGCTCGGAAGGTTCTTCTGGCTCGAATTGCGGCGCGCTTGTCCCGTCGAATTCTTCTGCAAGGTAAAGACCGCCAAGCAAGTCAGCAAAGCCGTCACGCAAAGCAAAAGCGCGGGCGCGCATAGTCAGCATACGGTCAGGATATTGCGACCAAGGACCGCCTTTACCCCACAAGCCTGCTTTCTTTGCGTCCATTGCGCTGAACTGGCGATGAATTAACTCTGGCCCGCGCTGTGCTTCACAATGCGCAACGCGCTTATCGCCTTCGCCTTCAAGCCATTCTTTAACATAAGTGGCTTTGCCGGATGCACGAACGATAGCAAGTGCAGCCTCGCCCATGATAAGGGCGCGACCGTTGACGACAGGGATTTTCTCCAATGATTGAAAAGGCGCAAGTCCTACTTCCATCCCGCGCATAATTGAAATCATAACTTGCGCTGGCGTATTCATACCCTTTGGAGCCATGCCAGCTTTGAATATCATTTCAGCAAGCTGCGCTGTTTCAGCAACGGTTTGCGGGATGATTGCGCTTATCTTTCGCGGCGCTGCGACAACAACATCATTCATTGTTAGCGGTGCTTTCAGTTGCAGGAATTATTTGTAAGCCTTCAACAAGGTCAGCGAATTGTTTCGCAGGCAAAGAAACCGTTAGGCAGTTTCCTGTTTGAGCCTTGTTAAAAATGATGACGACGGTGCCTCCGACATCGAAGCCCGTCACTCTGGCGTCAGCGCCAAAGCTGATTTGAAGGGGGGAAATAATATCCAATTTGTCCTCTGTGCTGGCGGGTTGAACGAAGCAGACCCTATTCCAACACAGTTGGTAATGCAATAGAGAAATCATATACAGTTGGAAAATATATAATTGAGTAATGAAAGTCTAGCTGAAAACTTAGGCTTGATGTTTGATAAATAAAATTTTAAGTGGCGTTGCTGTTTCCAACTTATATGTAAGGTCTTCCGTTGGATAAGAATAAACAATTACGCAATCTTGCAATGCAATTAGCCTCGCAATTGCCCGACGAGCCTGCGGATTTATATCTAGTAATAGATTTAATGAGGGAGTTGGCAGACTACTGGTTGTATTGCGGGCGTATGTTATACCCGCAAGGTAGTGTCCCTGTAACGGAAGCTTATTTAGATGAACGCTTGCGCGAGGTTGAGGCGCGAGCGGCTAGGGCGGCGTCTTTGTCAGAGGCCGCTGACGATGAAGCTTCTTCTGTTAATAAGGTCATCAAGTTTGCTGGCAAGCCCGAAAGGTCGCCGCGATAAATAAAGTCTAGGCCTGCTCCTGTTACTGAGCATATTTTCATGCCGTAACCTACTGGCATAAGAGCAAGGCCTCGTTCCCAATTATTATATTGAGATACCTCTGCTCCTATAAGAGCGGCCATGGCGGTCTGCGTCTTTATTCCTCTGGCTTTTCTAAGGAATGTCAGACGTTTACCTATGTCTTGAAATGTCGATTTACTCATTACTCTACTATGCTCCGTATGTGCTACTGGCGGTCAGCAACACGGTCCATGGAGTGTGTAAATAAACCAATTATTAATTACTGCAACTGGCTACGCTTGTCATAATCCAAAATATTTGGATGGCAATATGGGGAAAATACGCATTGACTAATTCCAACACAGTTGGTAATTCGGTCATATGGCTAAAAAACTCCATACCGTTGACGAGGTTGTTTCCGCGTTAGGCGGGCGCATTGCCGTCGCTAAACTATTTAATCGTGGCGCCACAGCTATCGACCATTGGCTAACCAGTGGTGTCATACCATGTCACGCTTATCCCGAAGTCTTAGACGCTCTTGCTTCTGTCAATAAGACAGTTGGCGTCGAGTTGTTCCAGTGGGGCCGCGCTGCACAACGCCGTTCCAATCGGAGGAACGCGGCGTGAGTGCTGTTACTTATAACAACAATAGTAAGTTCGATATTCAGTTAAGCGATGCACTTATAGACGAGCGCAGGCTTGGCGAAGTCTTTTCAATGAAGCGCATTAATCGCGTGGAGTTAAAGACAGAAGAATGGCAATGGGAAAAGACGGGAAATATTTGCGTTGAATTTCGTTGGCGCGGCGCGCCTTCTGGAATTGCAATAACAGAAGCAGATTATTGGGTCCATGAATTGACGCGCGATGGCGTGTCTCTTGGCTATCTCATGTTTCCTATTGAGCGTTTCAAAGAAATTTGCCGTGAAGCTTACAAAGCAGGCAAAGTTCGTTTTGGTGTTGGCGATAACGGCAATTCGGATGTCATCCTTTTGAAGTTATCGGACATAATAGGATGAGCAATCCTCAATTAATCTTTTTTACTATTCCCGGCGAGCCTGTCCCTTTTGCAAGGGCTGGCGCGTTTGGAAAAAGACGTTTCACGCCCCGTAAGCAAAGCGATTTTATGGGCGTTGTGAAGCTGTATGCGCAGCAAGCAATGATGGGTAACGCGCCGTTAGAAGGCCCGCTGCGTATCAATTTGTGCGCGACCTATCTGCACCCTCAATCATGGAGTGAAAAGAAAAAAGCAAAGACATTTTGGAAGCAGTCAAAGCCTGACGCCGACAACATTTACAAACTGTTTGCTGATGCTGCTGAGAAAATAATTTTCTTAAACGATAGTCAGATTTGTGAAGTCAATGTCAGCAAAGTTTACGGACCAATTGCAAAATTAACCGCAGAAATATCGGAGTTAAAAGATGACCGCCAGCATCGCCACGTTCCCGCATAGGCCGGATGGTAGAATGACAAAGCAAGAATATGCAGCCCATATGAAAAAGGTATGGGAACGCATGGGAATGGTTAAGCCTGCGCCGCTTGTTACGATACAACCAAAGCAGATTGATAAACCGATTGCGCCAATTGTTATTGATTTGCCGCCTGTCGCTATTGCTAATCCTTCTGACGTTGAAAAGACCCGCGTTCGTAACGCCCTTAAAAGTGGTTACAAGCTTCGTAAAGAGAAGCATGAGCGCCGCGTTATTAAGCAGCAAGAAGAGTTAAGTGATTTGCTCCGCATTGGTGGCGCTGACTTAGAGTTGACGCTGACTGTCCATCGTAAGCCTCGTCATACTGAGGTTGTCCGTCTTGTCGCTAATTTTTTTGGCGAAAGCATTGAGGACATAACGTCTGACAGCCGTAAGGCTAATCACGTTTTTGCCCGTCACATTAGCGTTTACCTAATGCGTAAAGTCGGTCTGTTTTCTTATCCTCAAATTGGCAGACTGTTTGGCAAAGATCATTCAACAATTATTAGCAGCGTCGATAAGGTCGAGCGTCTTATTCAAGAAGACGAAGACATGCGTTTTGCTGTCGGTTGTTTGTCCCGCTAT